TTTGATCACAAAGTGCTCTATGAGATATTATCCCAGCGAAAGCGGTGGGTACTTTCATATAATAATTGCCCCGAGATCTGCGAGCTATATAAAGACTACGAGATCGTAGAAGCCAGTTGGTCCTACGGAATGAACAAAAGTAAGAAATCTTCAGAAATTATCATAACTAACTTGCTATAGCGCATGCGCCATGGTATACTAAACGAAACTAAAGGAGCAAACGATGGCACGTAAAGTGAAATCCAAAAATAAGCCTGGAAAGGTGTCGATGCAAGACTTAATGGGTCTTGTCAACAAAAAGGCAGGTGTAACTGTCGCACACAATTTGTCGGGCGATAACCCCACCGAAGTAAAGCAGTGGATTCCCACAGGTTCTCGGTGGCTCGACTCTATTGTCTGTAAGGGAAAGCTTTCGGGCATTCCAGTGGGGAAGCTCACAGAGATCGCGGGATTAGAGTCAACTGGTAAGTCTTACATGGCTGTCCAGATCGCAGCGAACGCCCAAAAGATGGGCATGCTGGTAGTCTATTTTGATTCGGAATCCGCCATCGATCCAACCTTCATTCAGCGCGCTGGCTGCGATTTAGATCGCCTCATGTATGTTCAAGCATCTTCGGTTGAATTTGTTTTGGAGACGATTGAAGAAATCCTAGGAGCAGCAGAGGAACAAATGCTCTTTATCTGGGACTCTTTGGCATTTACTCCTGCAGTGTCGGATGTAGAGGGCGACTTCAATCCACAATCCTCAATGGCAGTTAAAGCTCGAATTCTAGCGAAGGGTATGTCCAAACTCGTTATTCCGATCGCAGATAAGAGGGCAACTTTCCTAGTCCTCAACCAATTGAAAACTAATATCCCCCAAGGTCCGATGGCACGCCAGATCGCGATGGTAACCCCATATACGACGCCCGGCGGTAAGGCTATGCATTATGCGTATTCATTGCGCATCTGGCTTACTGGACGAAAGTCAAAGGCGTCTTTTGTCGTTGATGAGAAAGGCTTCCGCATTGGATCGGAGGTTAAGATCCGGCTTGAAAAGTCACGCTTTGGGACCCAAGGGCGATCTTGTGCGTTCCGTATTATGTGGGGAACTGATGACATAGGCATTAGGGACGAAGAATCGTGGTTTGATGCCATTAAGGGTTCTTCGTGTTTGACTAGCGCCGGCGCATGGTACACGCTCAAAATGCCGAATGGCTATACTAAAAGGTTCCAGCCATCCAAGTGGACAGGATTAGTTACATCTGATGATGAATTTAAAGCTAATGTTGTACGTCTAATGGAAGAGGAGATCATACAGAAGTTTGATCGCCGTGAAGGAACCGCTGAAGCATTCTATGCCGCACCAGAAGATTTAACCGTCCCAGTAAAGGATTAAACAAAATGAAACTATTAGCAACTATAATTTTTTGTGCTTTAATGAGCGGGTGTGCAGCCCACGCTCACCAACCTGCACCACGCCCCGGCGCACACGCGCACGTCCAAGTTAAAGCGTGGGTATGGGTAGATGGACACTGGCAGCATGGTCATTGGGTAAGTGGACGCTGGGATGTACGCCATGTACGCCGACATTTGCTTGAAGAGAATCCTCATCGATATACACGATATCGCGAGCGTCGCCCGACTCATACACCCAGACGCAGGCATCGCAGACATAGACGTTAAAAAAAAGTACTTGACAATGCCTCCCAAATTTAGTATACTATAGATATGGGAGGCATTCTTGTCTTTATTGGGCGCAGAGTATCAGCACTCTACATCGGCTGACAGACACCACATTTATAGGGGACGAGTTGGGCGATATATGGATCTGGCACGTCGTGTCGCTCAACAATCTACTTTTGATGGACCCAAACATGGAGCAGTCTTAGTGAGGGGAGCATCGGTGATCAATGTATCAGAGAACAAAAGTAATTTTTGTTCTTTTGGTAAACGCTTTCGCAAATACGCCGTTCAACCGGGACACTCCACAGTTCACGCAGAGCTTGGAAGCATCTTGGGCATCGACAGGCGCAAAACCGCCGGCTCCGATGTATATGTCGCCCGCATCGGCAAAAGGGGAGATTTCAAGATGTCGAAGCCCTGCCCAATGTGCGAGTCTGCCCTCCGCCACGTGGGAATAAGACGCGTCATTTATACCATCAACAACAAAACAGCAGGAAGCTATAAACTATGAACCCCAATTGTACAACGGCAACGCCAGAGGAATACAAAAATGACAACACAATCACAACTTACCACACCTACCACCAAGGCACCAAATCCGGTTTTACTGCTTGGAAAGCATAAATACCCGATCGGTGGAGACCAAATGAAACGACTATTAATTGTTGACGCACTAAACGCTTATTTAAGGGCTTATATTGTAGATCCTTCTCTTTCCTCCCATGGACAACCCATCGGCGGCTTAAAGGGTTTTATTAAGATCCTTCAAAAGCTTGTGAGGATGACAAAACCTGATCAGATTATGATTGTATGGGACGGACCCAACGGATCCGCCAAGCGCAAAATCATGAACAAGGACTACAAAGCCGGCCGAAAACCCATCCGGCTTAACCGCGCCTTTCACAACCTTACGGACAACGAAGAACTACAAAACAAGATTTGGCAACAATCTCGTATCATCGAATATTTGAATGAGATGCCAGTAATCCAGTTCATGCTTCCGGAGATTGAAGCCGACGATGTTATCTCTTATGCAACCCAGATGCCTTATTATAACGGCTGGCAAAAGATCATCGTCTCTAATGACAAAGATTTTATGCAGCTATGTGATAGCGAGACTGTCCTCTGGCGCCCCACCAAAGATGAGGTCCTAAACACTAGTCGTATTGTAGAGCAGACAGGAGTACATCCGACCAATATGGCATTAGCAAGAGCTATCATTGGGGATGCATCCGACAATCTTCCAGGTGTTAAAGGCGCCGGCTTTGCGACCGTTGCTAAACGTATTGGCTTTCTGGCGGAGAGTGAAACACACACGATTGACAGAGTGATGGATCACTGTGGAGCTAAATTAGAAGAGAGTAAGTTAAAGTTTTACACTAACGTCGCGACAAATAGAGAGCTTGTTGAGCACAACTATAAAATGATGCAGTTATATTCTCCTATAATGTCAATTCAATCGAAAAACATAGTAACACAGGGTGTTGAGAATTTTGAATTTGGGCTTAACCGTACGGAAATTATAGGGATGATGCGCGAAGACGGCTTTGGCGAGTTGAACTGGGAAGAATTAAGGACAAATCTAAACCGAATTGTAAACGAAAATTAATATCACTGATATTCAAAACTTTAAGTTTTGACTTGACATTTCGAACAATTCAGTTATACTTATTATAAAGAGAGGGTATTAATGACAACACACGAAGCAAGCCTTGGAAGATATGGGAAATCCTTCCAAGAAGGGCTTGTCCAATTGATTTATGAAGATAGACCATTTGCCGATCAAATTACGGAAGTGCTAGACGGCGACTTCCTAGAATTAGACTACCTTAAAGTCTTCTTGAGAAAGATCACAGATTACCGCGATAAATATGGTCGCCACCCTTCGGTGGAGGCAATAGCTACTATTCTAAAGATTGATCTCGACAACGAAGACGAAGTTCTACAGCGCCAAGTGCGTGAGTATTTTTTGCGCATTCATAATCGCGAAATGACTGATATAGAATTCATCAAAGATACTTCTATTGACTTCTGTCGAAAACAAAACTTAAAGGAAGCAATGTTGAAGTCGGTAGGACTTCTTCAGAATTGTTCCTTTGACGAGATTTCTGTGGTCATTAACAATGCTTTAAAATTGGGTTCCGACAATAATTTTGGTTATGATTATTTGGCTGATTTTGAAGCTCGCTTCGTGCCTCGACACCGTGTTCCCTGCACGACAGGGTGGCAAGAGATCGATAAGCTTTGTGGTGGAGGTTTGGGTAAAAGTGAGCTTGGAGTGGTCGTTGCTCCCACTGGCGCCGGAAAAAGCATGGTACTTGTACATCTTGGTTCCCAAGCGATCAAAGAGGGTAAAACAGTAGTTCACTATACATTGGAGCTTCAGGACACCATCATTGCCACCCGTTACGACAGTTGTATTACAGGGTACCCGCTTTCAGATATCATAAACTTTAAAGAAGAAGTCTACGATGAGATTAAAGATTTAGATGGAACGTTAATCGTCAAGGAATATCCGACAAAATCAGCTTCTACTACAACTATTAAAGCGCATCTTTCTAAACTTATAAAGCGCGGTCTAAATCCCGGAATGATTATTGTGGATTATGCGGACCTTTTAAGACCGACAGTAATAAGAAAAGAGAAAAGAAGCGAGTTGGAATCTATTTATGAAGAGTTGAGAGCTATTTCAACTGAATATCAATGTCCGGTATGGACGGCTTCTCAAACTAATAGATCGGGATTAAATGCAGAAGTAATCACAATGGAGCAAATATCTGAAGCATTTAATAAATGCTTTGTGGCAGACTTCATCTTCTCTATTTCGCGAACCATTGAAGACAAGCAGAACAATCAAGGAAAGCTTTTTATTGCAAAAAATAGAAACGGTCCAGACGGAATGGTGTATAATATTTTTATGGACACTTCGAATGTTTCGATTAAGATCATGCCACCACAGACAATCAGTTCTGTAAATGGAAATACCGTGATAACTGGACCACCAGTCCTAGGTCCCCGGTTTCAGAAGCAACTATTGAAAGATAAATATAACAAATTAAAAGGAAAGCGCTAACATGAGAACACTTGAGAGCATTCGTCGATTTAGACTATCGGACACGTTTATTGAGCCTTATAAACAGGCAGATGTACCGTGGGGCCCCGTTGGATATGTTACCTTTAAACGTACCTATGCCCGGCGCTTAAGTGAGTTTAACGCCGGCGCAACAGGTACCGAAGAGTGGTGGCAAACATGCCGCCGTGTTATTGAAGGTATGTTCAACATGCAGAAGCAGCATGTCTTCATGCTTGGTTTGGAATGGATTGATGCAAAGGCACAGGCCACTGCAAAAGATGCTTTTGATCGACTCTTTTCTCTCAAATGGACTCCACCCGGCCGCGGACTATGGATGATGGGCACCAAGTTCGTTGAAGAACACACCGCCGCAGGACTCTTCAATTGTGCTTTTCGTTCTACTCGCGACCTTCCCACAAAGGGCGGCTATCTTTTCGCGTGGATGATGGATGCATTGATGCTGGGAATTGGTGTTGGTTTCGATACCGAGGGTACTAATACAATTACCATCCATGAGCCCCAATATACCGACGATGTACACATTATCGCTGATTCGCGCGAGGGTTGGGTTAATTCTGTTCATATGCTCCTTGACGGCTTTTTCTTTGGCGACAAAGTACCCAAGTTTGACTATTCTGCTATTAGACCTGAAGGTGCTCTTATCAGAGGTTTTGGGGGAACATCCAGCGGATACGCTCCTTTGAAAGAGTTGCACGACAACCTTGTAGAACTCTTTTCAGCTAAGATTGGGGAGTCCATCAGTTCGGTTGATATTGTAGATACAGAGAATCTTATTGGACGTTGTGTGGTCGCAGGTAATGTTCGTCGTTCTGCTGCGTTAGCCATGGGTCGCTATCAAGACAAAGAATATCTTCAAATGAAGAACGACCAAGAGAAGCTTTACCACCACCGCTGGGGCTCAAATAACTCCTTCAATGCGGAGGTCGGAATGGATTATACGTGGCATGCAGAACAGTCACAAAAGAACGGAGAACCCGGATACATTTGGCTTAATAATGCGCGAACACACGGACGCTTTAAAGATGGCCTAAAATATGATGACGTTAATGTCGCTGGCTTCAACCCCTGTGTTGAACAGCAGTTGGAAGACGCAGAGCTTTGCTGCTTGGTCGAGACCTTTCCTGCCAAGCACGACGATTACGAAGACTATTTGAAGACCTTAAAAATCGCGTATCTCTACGGAAAAACCATTACGTTATCTAATACGCACTGGCCAGAAACCAACGCCAAGATGTTAAAGAACCGACGAATCGGACTGTCTCAATCTGGCGTGGTTCAAGCGTTCAACAAATTCGGACGTCGAGAAATGCTAAATTGGTGTGATAACGCATACAGTCATGTTAAAGAACTCGACGAAGAGTATTCTAACTGGCTTTGTATTCCCAAGTCGGTGCGAATGACTTCAATTAAACCCTCTGGCACTGTATCTTTGCTTAACGGCTCAACCCCGGGAATCCATTTTCCAGAAAGCGAATATTATATCAGGCGGATCCGGTTTTCCAAGGATAATGGGATGATTCCGTCGCTCAAAGAGGCAGGATATAAGATAGAAGAAGATGCCTATTCACCCAATACTTATTGCGTTGAATTTCCTGTATGTGAACCCCACTTTACGCGAAGCAAAAAGACGGTTTCAATGTGGGAACAGCTGGAAATGGCTGCCCAATATCAACATTACTGGGCTGATAATTCCGTGTCTATTACAGTAACATTCAAAGATGAAGAGGCGGATCAACTTAAATGCGCGCTAGAGATGTATGAGACACGCCTAAAGGCTGTATCTTTCTTACGCTATGAAGACACGGGCTATAAGCAAGCACCCTACGAGCCAATTACTGAAGAAGTTTACAACAAGCTGATTAAGAAGATAGTCCCTATTCAGCGTTCAAACGTCCAAGAAGCCGGAACTGGCACCAAGTTTTGTGATGGCGAGAGTTGCGACGTTCCACTTGATCAACCCCAGGAGAAATAATGTTCCAACCAGTTAACAGATATATTTTAATTGAAATAAAAGACGAAAATGAGAATAAAACGGAAAGCGGAGTAGTCCTTCCAGATGATTTTAAAATTCAAGACGATAAATTCGTGTCAGCAATTGCGATATCTTGGGCAGATGACGTAAGGTTCGCCGAGAGATTGTCATATCGCGCCGGTGTGATTGTAGATAAGTCCATGATTGAGGAAGTTAATGTGGACAATAACCTATTTACTATAATTCAAGATAATTATATAGTAGGGATTACTGTTACATAATTTCGAGAGGGGAAAAGGGGAATTCGCTCATATGACAATTGATAAAAGCTTTTATAACCAATCATCAGCGGCAAAATTAGGGTGGGAGCCCTCCTGGTTTGGTGAGAAGTATTATGATGAAAATCTTGTGAGAGCCATTAAAAAATGGCAGAAAGCACAAGGTATTTCGGCTGATGGGCTATGCGGACCAATGACTTTCCGCAGAGTCTGGACAGAGAGACAATCACAAATTCATTACCACGAGCCGTGCCCGTTAAATTATTCTAATTTCATCGTTTATCAGGGTAACTTCCATCCCATTAAGTGGAATAAGGTGGTACTGTGGTCAGAAGCTGACGGGCTGAAAGCGAATCCTGGTACATATTATGACTATACCGGACGGCCTAAACGAAACATCCGATTGTTTGTGAATCATTGGGATGTATGTCTTAATTCAACGTCTTGCGCTAGCGTGTTAAACAGAAAAGGTATTTCGGTTCATTTCTTAATTGACAACGATGGTACAATATACCAAACCCTTGACATGCAACATGGCGCCTGGCATGCAGGACACGTAAGAGCCAACCGGTCATCTGTTGGAGTAGAAATTTCCAACGCCTACTACCCCAAATATCAGTCTTGGTATACCGAGAACGGCTTTGGTGAGCGCCCAGTGGTTGATAATGCATGGGTTCATTCTGAAAAACTTGATCCCTTTCTTGGATTCTACCCGGTCCAAATAGAAGCAGCCAAAGCCTTGTGGCAAGCAATCCATGGCGCCGCTGGCGTAGAATATAAAACTCCACTTAGTCAAACCGGCATGACTTCTACTAAATATTATCAAGATGCACTCTATGGCAACTTTAACGGCTTTGTGAGTCATTACCATGTTAGTAAAAGAAAAATTGATTGTGCCGGCCTCGATCTTAAAACACTCCTTGCAGAACTTGAAGAAACCGAAGAAAAATAATGTGTCGGCAAGACAGGGGGACCTATAACTGTCCATTTTGAACAGATTGTAGTCGGTAGCTCTTTAGAAGCATTGCTTTATGCATTTGTGCATGAATTGCCTGTCTTTTATAGTACTCCACATAAGCCCTTTAGATTTGATCACCTGGAGCAAACTCTAGATCTTTCATGCCTAAAGATACCAAACATTATTCAGAGTTTAAATACCCACGCCGGGACTATAACAGTAGGCATGCCCAAGAATCTTCTATGGGAGCGCCTTGTTTTTCTACTGTCCATCCATGGACACGCCCCGCTATCAAATACCTGTGAAAGCCTCCGCTATGATGGAGAGAATACCATAACGTTTTCGGATGCTTATGCAAAACTCATTGATATAGAGTTTGATGAATGTTATTATTTTGGCGACGACAATACCAGCAATTTACCAAAAATAGAAATTGACAGTACAAAAATAATATGCTATGATTGGATTGCGTTCAATAGGGGAGGGAAGCACAACATCGATCACATCGAGACTGACGATGATTTTGTAAAAGAGATCTGGTTTTACTCTTCTGATAGGATCGATGGCAAAACCCCTGTAAAGGATGCATGCGTTGTTTCGCTTTTAACTCCGGAAGAATTAGAGGATTTTGATTTTTCGGAAACGATGGCACGGTTTAAAGCCGTAAGCGAAATGGAAACAAGAGGTATGAAAGGGAAATTTAATGGACTCGGACCTAATGGAAAACCAAAACATTATAAATTTAGAACAACATGTATCACCAGAGGATTGGGGCATTCGACTGCGGCGCTTGGCGCGCCCACAACAAAAGCAAAAGTCGTTGCACCAGAGGGTGTTAGAGATCTTATACTGGATCCAAGACAACTCCTCCAATGCTTACCAAGAAGTACGTCACCATATAAGAAGATATTAGATTATTTAGAATGCACCTAGCAGGAATTATCCCGGTCGCTCAACTTGAGACAGACTATAAATCAATAACACCAGACGTACTGACGCTCTTGGAGCCTAGATTTACGGCTATTCAAAATGCGGTTATGTCATGCGCTATGGCCGGTTGCAAGACAATATGGATTGTAGCTAACAATGATTTAGCTCCCATTATTAAGCAGGCAATCGGAGAATGGGTTTATGACCCAGTTTACTATAAGCGAGATTTTACCAAGTTTTATTCGAATGTACGCAAAGAGGTGCCTATTTATTACGTTCCAATACATCCAAAAGATTTAGACAAACGAAATTCGTATGGCTGGTCAGTGTTGCATGGGATATATTCGTCTTGGTTTGTGTCTTATAAGATTTCTCGGTGGATTCTGCCGGAAAAGTACTTCATAGCATTTCCAATGTCTATATATGATTATCGTGTTTTGAGGCAACTTAGACCACAAATTCAGGACGCGAATAAAAACTTTACATTAACGTATAATGATAAAACTGTGTTAGATTCTATTCCAATCAGTTTTACAATGAAAGGAGAAGATTATTTACAATGCCGCCGAAACATAAACAAGATAACCACAAGGGAATATTTACCCCCTTCACCAGGCTCTCTACCGAGCCAGAGGCGCCCACTCAACGAGAGGTGGTCAGCCAGGTTTTTCGACCTGCCAACCGTGTTTCAAAAACTGAATCTCAAAAACAGCAGTAAACACGAATTAGATTGGTTCTATGATATTAGAACGTGGGACCAATACCGCAGCTACATGGCATCAGACAATCGGGTTGCCGTGCCCTACTACGAGATTTACAAACCTCGAACCTATAATTTAGCACCTAAAAAAGAAATCTGAACTTAGTACTTGCTATCTTATCGGCGCTGTGTTATATTAAGAGAACATTCGGGAGGGATGAATGATAAGAACTACATCTAAAATTAAATTTGTTGGGCTTCATGCTCATAGCGTTGCGGGATCGATCTTCGACGCGATTGGATATCCACAAGACCATATGGACTTTGCATACGAGAATGGCATGAGCGCTCTCGCATTAACTGATCATGGTAATATGAACGGGTTAGCCTATCAGGTGATTCATGCCAAGAAGATGCGGACTGAAGGTAAAATTTTCAAGCCTATCTTTGGGGTCGAGGCATATTTCACCACATCTGTCAATGAGTGGAAAGAAGCTTATGATGAAGCCATGGCAGACAAAAAGAGATCCAGGTCCGCGAAGAAAACAGCCCAATCAGGAGCAACAACAGAGGATGAGGGCAATACAAAAGCAGCCCAACCAATTCTAAAGCGCCGGCGTCACCTAATTCTCATAGCCCAGAATCAAATTGGACTGAACAACTTGTTCAAGTTAGTCTCCAAGAGTTATACCGAGGAGTATTTCTATCGATACCCCCGCATGGACTACGACCTTCTTAGAAAGTATTCAGAGGGCGTTATAGCCGCGTCTGCATGCTTGGGAGGGGTATACGCCGGCAACTACTGGGAGAACCGAGAGGCGGGACCTGAAGTCGTTTTAGAGGCTATGCGCGAAACAACAAGAGAAATGGTCTCTATCTTTGGAGATCGCTGGTACGCAGAACTGCAGTGGAACAACATCCCCGAACAGCACGATCTAAATAAATACATAATCCAGATTGCTAAAGAGTTTAATCTTAAGATGATCTCAACGGCTGATAGCCACTATCCAACTCCCGGCGCCTGGAAAGACCGGGAGATGTATAAGCAACTCGGCTGGCTCGGAAAAGGCAAGCCATCATGGAAGACAGACGAAGGCGAGGATGAAAGCGTTCTCCCCCAATCAACTGATGCTATTGGATATGAGCTTTATCCAAAGAATGGCGATCAGATGTGGGAATCATATAAGAGGTACTCGAAACTCCAAGGAGAAGAATACGACGACGATCTAGTACGCAAGAGTATAGAAGAGACTCATCAGATAGCGTATGAGAGGATTGAATCCTTCTTGCCGGACACAACAGTACGCCTGCCTGATTTTGTTGTCCCCGAAGGATTAACAGCAACCCAAGCTTTAGTCCGAGCGGCAGTCAATGGGTTAGAGTCAACAGGTTTTCATAAGAATCAAGAATACATAGACCGTCTAAAGCTTGAGCTTGACGTTATCGATGATCGAGGGTTCAGCAAATATTTCCTGACGATGAAAGCGATCGCTGATACCGCAACAGATATGATGCTAACAGGCCCCGGTCGCGGCTCTGCAGCCGGCTCATTAGTTGCATACGCATTAGGCATCACACAAGTTGATCCAATCAAATATGGACTTCTGTTCTCACGCTTCTTGCGATCAGATGCTACTGATTACCCAGATATTGATTATGATATATCAGACAGCATGATGATCAAAGAGAAGCTGGTTGACATGTGGGGGAAGGATTGTGTGGCACCAATCTCTAACTGGAACACTTTGCAACTACGCAGTTTGATTAAAGACATTTCTAAACTTTACAACATTCCTTTTACGGAAGTAAACACCATTACTTCTGTCATGATCCGCGAAGCCACCCCCGAAGCAAAGAAAAAGCACGGGATCAAGGCTGGTGTTTATGCACCGACTTGGGAAGAGGTGATGGAGTTTTCACCATCTCTCCAAAAGTACTTGAATAAGTACCCCACAGTCAAAGCTCATGTTGAGGGGCTAGTCGGACAAGTTCGATCTTGTAGTCGCCACGCCGGCGGCGTAGTTATCGCCGAGAACCTAGACCGTAGCATGCCGTTAATTAATAGCGGTGGTGTACGACAGGTACCGTGGGCAGAAGGACAGAACGTTCGGCACCTTGAGCCCATGGGTTTCATTAAGTTTGACTTACTTGGATTATCAACACTGAAAATGATGGAGGGGTGTATTGAGCATGTCCTTCGTCGCCACCATAATGTGCAGAACCCAACATTCGCCCAGATCCGTGAATACTACGATAAAAACCTCCACCCAGATAATTTGGATTTTAACAATCAGGAGGTTTATGAAAACGTTTTCCATGCTGGAAAGTGGGCGGGTATCTTCCAGTTCACCGAGCAAGGAGCACAAAGTTTCTGCAAACGCGCCAAGCCGAATAGTATTGTTGATATTTCTGCTGTTACTTCTATCTTTCGTCCTGGTCCATTGTCGGCAGGCGTTGATGCGGATTATGTGGAGGCAAAAAGACACCCTCATCACATTTCATATATTTCGGAGGCATCGCAAGAAATCACCGAAGAGACTTACGGATTCCTTATCTTCCAGGAGCAGATTGCCCTATTGGCTCATAAGCTTGGCGGGCTGACGCTTGACGAGGGTAATATGCTCCGCAAGGTGTTGACCAAGAAGGGCACCGGCAAGAACAGTGTTAAGGGAAAACTTCATGATAAGTTTATCAACGGTTGTGCCGCGAATGGTATTAACGTTGATGTTTCTCAAGGGCTATGGGATAAGTTTGAATACTTCTCCGGCTACGGTTTCAACAAATCGCATGCCGTATCATACAGTATCATCTCTTTCCAATGTGCTTGGCTGTGGAACTACTATCCCGCAGAATGGATGGCAGCATTCCTCGACAAAGAACCCGAGAGCAGAAAAGAAAAAGCGATTAACATTGCAAAGAAATACGGATTCGATATTGCTCCGCTGGACATCAACAAATCAGGAGTTGTGTGGGAGATTAGTGATGATGGCAAAACGCTTATTCAACCGCTGACCTCTATCAAGGGATTTGGCGCATCGGCTATTCAGCAAGTTCTTGACCATCGCCCATTCCACAGCGCTGAAGATCTGCTTTTCAACGAGAATGTTATATATTCCAAGTTGAACAAGAAGTGTCTAGACGCTCTTTGTCGCGGTGGAGCTTTGGACGAGCTTCTTGACGACCGCTTCACAGGAATGAAACATTTCTGGTCAGCATGCGTTGTTGATCGCCCCAAGAATCTCAAAAGACTGGGAGAAAATATTAAGACTTACTACCCTGAAGGAGATTTTAGTCGCGAAGAAATTATCCAGTTTAAGACAGACTTGACTGGTGTCTTCCCTATCAACTTGGTCATAGGACCAGAAAAGATTGAGAAGCTTAAAGAGAAATTTGTTCCGCCAATCTCCGAATTCGATCCTGGGTTAACACTGTGTTGGTTTATTCCGCGAAAGATTATTGAGCGCAAGACCAAGAACGGTAAGCTATATTGGATCGTGGAAGTGATTGATTCGAATAACGAATCAACGCGTATTCGATGCTGGGGCGTTAAGCCACACAAAGACACAATCCGCATTAATCACCCCTACATGGCAAAGCTCAAATACGATGAAAACTGGGGATTCTCTACATATGCAATTGGTAAAACGTTTAGGCTATTAGGATAAAACGATGAATGTAATAACAAGCCACAGTGCGCTGATCAAAAAGATAGAACTAGTTGATGACCTTCCCGTCGTTGTACGAGTGCGGAAGTTTACAGAAGACTCTGCAAAGGAGTTTTCAGAACTAATGTGTAAAGCTCAAAACACTGGCCAGCCGGTAATTCCGATTATCATCGATAGCTATGGTGGACAGGTTTATAGTTTGATGTCTATGATTTCAGATATCCGCCACTCCACGTTACCCGTGGTTACTATTATCCAAGGAAAAGCAATGAGTTGCGGTGCTATTCTTGCTAGCTTTGGTGAGGAAGGACACAGATACATGGATCCTGATGCCACTCTTATGATTCATGATGTTTCCTCGATGAATTGGGGAAAAGTGGAAGAAGTGAAAGCATCGGCAGAAGAAACCGATCGCCTCAATAAAAAGGTTTATCGAATGATGGCGAAAAACTGTGGCCATCCGGAAAACTATTTCTTGGATATCGTCCACCAAAAGGGGCATGCCGACTGGTTTTTGGATTATGAAGAAGCTTCTCATCACAATCTCATCAACCACGCACACGTTCCGAAATTGAAAATATGCACTAATGTCGAATTTGACTTCGGCTAAATACTACTTATGGTATGCCTACCTCTACTCAATTTCGATGGAAACGATCGCTTAACGGGCTTCGTTTTCTCCACGAAGAGCATACTATAATATGTGAAGTGGCTAAATCCTCTGGTCCAGAATTTCAAGAATACTATGAGAAGTTCTGCGCCGAACACGGCATCGACATCGCAGAGCTAAATGCTAAACATGCCGAAAGAGTAAGAGAGATGTATGGGGTCGAGAAAAACCTAGGACAACTTTCTGATGAACAGATAGAAGAACAAAAAGCATCACCAGTCGAAGAAACCGCAGTCATCAAATTTCAAGGATCTGTTGGTGAAGAAGGGGAAGTTGCTATCGACAAGGAGATGCATGAGACATTCACACGACTATTTAAGGCTATAGCGACCCATGTTCATCCCGACAAAGCCCGCGACGACTTCACTAGAGACTTGTTTGAGGAAGCGTTCAAAGAGGCAAAGCAGGCGCTAGACAAGCAACAGTACTTTAAATTACTAGAAATGGCAGAAGAACTTGACATTGAGTTGCCAAAGAATTATAATGAACAAATAAGCTGGATGGAAACAGAGCAGAAAAGATTGAGAAACTCAATTCAAAAAGCTACGCAAACATATAACTATCTCTTTTATGATTGTGATTCCGATGATAGGCGAGACAATCTGATTCGCAGTTTCCTCCAACAATTATTTGGTTTTGAAGTTCCTCAAAAAAACACTTGACTTTCAGTCCTAACTTAGCTATAATAAGAATGAACCAATAAGGAGGGCTTGTGGCCAACACACTAAAAGAGAAACAGAAGTACGTTAAGGAATACATTAGATCGCTAGCAGCGATTGAAGAGGCCATGGCGCCGTACAAGGAGCAGCGCCAAGAACTGCGATCCGAGTATCGCGAAAACAGTTGGCTCGACACTGATGAGATTCGAGCAGCAGTAAAGGCTTACCGCTTGTTTAAGGGAAAAATTAACATCGACGAGGTGGTAGATAACTACAACCTTCTTACAAATGGAGAAAATCAGTGATTCTTGAATTTTCAAAGACTCGTGCAAAGGCACGGACACCCGACCGCGCGAACCCATCTGACGCTGGGCTTGATTTATTTTACTGCCCGGAAGAAAAAAACGCTGCAGGACGGTGGTTAAGGTCTGGTGAATCGGTGGTTCTGCCGACCGGCTTGAAGTTTGGGATCCCACATGGCTATATGCTTGAAGTAAAAAATCGTTCAGGGAACGCCGCAAAGCTACATCTTCTTGTAGGAGCCTGTGTAGTGGACAGCGGGTATGACGGAGAAGTGTTCGTCAATCTTCACAACATTGGTTTAGAACCACAGTTCATCACTGCCGGCATGAAGATCGCGCAAGTCGTACTGATTCCTGTCGTTCATTTCCGTGCGATTGAACGCACCGAGGGCAATCTATATGATTATCCAATGACGATTAGTGATCGCGGACACGGGTCTTTAGGGAGTACCGATCGATAATGGATAGTCGAGTTTATATTGAGCATTTTGAGAAGGATTTTTACAAATCTGTATACAAGCGCTGGCGCCTAGATTCTGAAAAAGCCGCAAAAGATATCGTAGGAGAAGAATATGAGGCGTTCAGAAGTACTATCTACAAGCAGCACGGTTTTAACGTGGTTGAAGATAAAGATCGCAAGACTATTGGCGGCTATGATGCAGACTTGGCAATCGAACGTGACGGTGAAATCTTTATCGTCGAAGAAGCAAAGGGGCATTATGTAGATTCGTGCTTCTTACAGCGCGCGATTAGTAGTTGCGCCAATGTGGTTGCGCATTGTATAGCTGAAAACAAAGAGCCTCCACATTTTGTTTTAAGCTGCCCCACCAAGATGAATAACTTTTCGGAAGTGTTCGAACGCCAATGTGTATTATACCGCGAGGACATCCGGCATTACTTAAAAACAAAGTTTACCTACCTTCCCGTATGTGATCATGGCCGTGTAGGCCGGCGAAAGTATTATGCTAATGAGGAGAATTGTTTCACTTTGAACGAAGAATTAATACAGGAACAACTTTCATTTTTAGAGGACATGAAAAGTGATTGATGAGATTTTAACTGGGGACTGTCTAGAACGTCTAAAGGAGCTTCCAGACAAGTCGATTGATATGGTACTCTGTGATTTACCATATGGCACAACTCAATGCAAGTGGGACACTATTATACCCTTTGAACCTCTGTGGGCTGAATATAATCGAGTATGTAAGTTAAACGCGCCGATGATTTTCACAGCTTCACAGCCTTTTACAAGTCAGCTTATAAACTCTAATATTAAAAATTTTAAATACACATGGGTTTGGGAGAAATCGAAAGCGACAGGTTATTTGAATGCAAAGCGTATGCCTATGAGGGCGCATGAAGACGTCTGTATATTTTATCGTAAGCCGCCTGTATATAATCCGCGTATGCGCCAAGGAGATCCCTACAACAAAGGACGCGCCCATCGCCCTACCGAGGTCTATGGCTCTCAAGTATCTACTTTGGTGAAGAACGAGACGGGATTACGATATCCAAGAACAGTAATATACTTTAAGACAGCTGAATCGGAAGGCAAAGTGCACCACCCTACTCAAAAGCCAATTGAATTATTTAAATATTTAATCGAAACTTACTCCAACGAAGGCGATATTATTTTGGACTCATGTATTGGTGCCGGCACAACAGCACTGGCAGCCATAAAGAGTAGTCGCCATTACGTTGGTATTGAATTAGAACCCAAATATGTTTCCATAACCAATCATCGAATCAAAGAACTAAAGGAAAATTAGATGAACAAAGCAACTCAAGCTACCATGTTTTCAAGTAAAACCGGACAGTGGTCGACACCCCAAGAATTTTTCGACAAACTAAATTGGAGATTTGGACCTTTTGATTTAGATCCCTGCGCGAATACGCACAATACCAAGTGTACCAACTTCTATACAGAAGCCGAAAATGGGCTAAGTAAAGACTGGAAAGGGCACACGGTTTTTGTCAACCCTCCGTACGGCCGCGGCATCGAGGAGTGGATCAAGAAAGGTTATGAAGAGGGACAAGACTGGGATACTAAGGTAGTGATGTTAATTCCAGCGCGCACCGACACAAAGTATTGGCATGACTATGTGATGAAAGCAGAATCGGTTTTCTTTATCAAGGGAAGATTAAAGTTTGGCGATAGCACAAACTGCGCCCCTTTCCCGTCTGCCGTAGTTGTGTTTACAAAGCCGGCTACAGGATCGACCGCCACCCCCGCGATGGGCGCCCTCGCACGATGAACCGGAAACAGCGCAGAACAGTCGACTCAAAACGCCGGCAGCACGATAGTCAGCAAGCGATGGAAGACAAACTAATGATGTTTGGACACTTACCAGAAAGTTGTTCTGCCTGTTCCGCGCCTTTCGATAAGTCCGACCGAGAGATGGTCTTTTCTTGGAAGGTAGTGGTTCGAGAAGAGAAAGAATCAGTTACATTATTTTGCCCAAATTGCATTAAAAAAACACAGGAGGTGTTAGATGGGACAACGAAGAATCAATAGAAGCCGAATTCAACGCGATGAGTTACGACAACGCGCGGCTGCTCGCCAAGAGGAGCGCAACAAGCGCACTCCGGCACAACAAATCAACGTTTTAGATCGCCGCCTAGGCGATTCGCTCGGCGCCCAAAAAGAGCGCAAGCGTCTGGAAAGTTTAACCAATGTCAGTTAATAGGATCTCCGAGAAGGCCTTAAAAAAACTGATCAGGGGGCATATCGACCAAGAAGCTCTTTGTGTTATAAAGTTTTACTCTAATAAATGTGAGTATTGTTCGGCATTACACGATCACTATGTGGAATTGGCCAACTCGAACGAAGAAGATTCGGTACATTTCTTTGCATTTAATGTAGATGACGCCAACAATCTAGATTCCCTTATTAAAATAAACGGAGTCCCGACGATTGCCAGTGTAAAGACTGGGCTTATAAAATCTCGCGTGAGAATTTTAGGAGATCCCGATCCTCCCCACGAGAATACATGGTATCACTCGGGAGATATTAAAGACTTTATCCAGCGAGGAAAATAGTGAGAGACCGCGATCCAAAAAGAACGAAACCAACCGAGTTTATAGAGCAAAATGGGAAATAGAAAACAAGGCACAAGAGAAACTGTTATGAATGAAGTAGAGAGAGTCAGAGAAGAACTCGGCGACGAAAAAGCTATGAGACTCAACCAATTGAGAGAACACTCAATGGCACTAATAAATATGTCTTTATGTAATAGCAAGGAAGGCCGCCACGCCCTATCGAAATGTTTAAGCGAAGTTAATGAAATATTAGCAGAAGCCGGCCTGGTATCAACCCGATGAGCGAATGTCTCAAATCTGGAGATCTTGTGAAACACAAGGCACGGTGGCATGACTATGGAGTGGGGCTGGTCATCGCCAAGACAGGTAAAATAGATACATGGGGAATGAGAAATGACCCAGACGAACATATGAGGTGGTGGGTTCATTGGACAAACTCGCCTAGCAAACCAGAATCTAATGGCTATTGTATAACTTACGAAACAAATGTTGCAATCGTCCACGCAGCATAAAAAAGCTTTATATCATATGAAAATTATGCTATAATATAATATAAACAAAAGGGTAACATGAACATCTTCGTATTAGACAACAATCCAGTGACAGCCGCTCAACAACAAGTAGACAAGCACGTAATCAAGATGCCGTTAGAGTCTGCACAAATGTTGTGCTCTGCGCTCATCCGCTATGGCAGCACCGACTCTCCCTATCGCCAAGCACACAAGAACCATCCGTGTACCTTGTGGACAGGAGACACTCGCGCTAACTTCAAATGGCTCGTCACTCACGGCATTGCGCTTTGTGAGGAATATACTTCACGCTATGGTAGACGACATAAGTCTCAAGATGTCATCGAGTGGTGTGATACTCAATCAAATCTAATACCACAGGGCGCCCTCACACCTCACGCTCAAGCCATGCCAACCCAATACTTGTCCGAGTGCGCTGTAACATCTTACCGAGACTACTACCACGGTGAGAAGGCTTACATTGCTAACTGGAAGCAGAACAAGCCTGATTGGTGGTAATGTTGGGATACTTGTTGACAATTATGGCGGGATTATTATATGCGAACTTCGGAGAGTGGATGCTTCACAAGCACGTTTTACATAGTAAAGCAGCAAAGACTAACAAATCGTTCTTTTCTTTCCATTGGACAACTCATCATCGTAATTGCAGAAAGAATTTCAATCACGACAATGAGCTTTATGGTTTAGAGGTTTTAGCACTGGCAGGAGTCTTAACACTCAACCTTCCTTTTCTATATCTGTCCAAAATCTTTTACTGCACGCTTGTATATTGTGCGCTCAACTATTACTTCAAACACCGCAAGGCCCACAAGGATTTGGAATGGTGTAAGAAGAACATGCCATGGCACTTTGATCACCACATGGGCCCGAATCAAGATATGAACTGGTGTATCACTCGTCCTTGGTTCGACTGGGTTTTCGGTACCCGACAACACTTTCGAGAGAAGTCAGATGAACAGGGAGATATTACCTGATGGCAGATCCCGATGAAGCAATTACGACGTCTCCTACAAGGAAGGAGCCACCCGATAACTCCAGGTTTATAGAACCTAAAACCAGAACTCACCCTCATAGACTTGAATGTGGACATTGGAACTGGTGGTTGAGTGGGACAAAGAATGACAAGAACAGGATTTGTATGGATTTTGACTGCAAGAAGCAGAGAAGGTTAGAAAGCCAAGAGTCTGACATAAAACACCCAGAGACTAATAAGGAATAATATATGAGTATAACAAGACAGAAATTCGTAGAAGTAGCTTTGATGAGGTTACGCGCAGAGGTTTTAGAACACAAAACGATCATCGATGCTTATTTAGAGAGTCCGCTTTCTTCTATTAAAGACGAGGTTTACTTTAACGACGTCGTAGAACACGCGAAAGCCATGGCTGTTGCGGAACACACCCACAGAGTGATGACGAATACCTACGCCCCACTTCCGGAGGTAGCCGCCCCCACTCCGCCGCCAGATGCGCCTCCTATCACCGAAAAGGACTTGGCTGTAAGATCTCCAACCTTCCGTAAATCGCAAAAGGCCAAGAAGAAAAAGGCAGAGAAATGAACAGGGCTTTATCATATGATGATGTGCTGCTGGTACCCCAATACTCAAACATTCACTCGCGTTCCGAGATTGATATTGGTGCCGATTTAGGTAAAAGCCTCAAGCTATCTCTTCCTATTATTGCTTCTCCGATGGATACGATCACGAGCACGAACATGTCCCGGGCAATGAGTATCGCCGGCGGAACAGGAGTGATACACCGCTATAACACACCGAGAACACAGAGTGAACAGATAGCCCAGTTTTACGCACAAGAAGAGCCAGAGACGAAACGGAACAATGTCATCGGCGCCGCAATTGGAGTCAATGGCGACTATATGGACCGCGCACAACAGTTGTTTGATGCCGGTACCCGGTTCTTCTGTGTTGATGTCGCTCACGGTCATCATGTGATGGTGAAGGACGCACTCCAAGAGCTTCGAAGACAGTTTGGTGACTTCGTGCATATCATGGCAGGGAACGTCGCAACGCTTCAGGGAGTCAACGATCTCTCGGATTGGGGCGCAGATAGTGTGCGCTGCAATATTGGTGGTGGTTCTATTTGCTCCACACGAATCCAGACCGGACACGGTTTACCCGGCTTACAGACAATCTTTGAGTGCGCCAAGACAGACCGAGATGTAAAGATCATCGCCGACGGCGGTATTAAAAACTCTGGCGATATGGTAAAAGCCTTGGCAGCCGGCGCCGACGCAGTAATGGTCGGCTCTCTGCTCTCGGGCACAGATGAAACGCCCGGGCCCCTGCAGAGAAGTCCTGATGGAACACAATGGAAGTCCTACCGCGGCATGGCTAGCAAAGAAGCACAGGTGGAGTGGCGAGGCAAATACTCTTCCTTCGAAGGTGTGGCTACTCGCGTCCCGTACCGCGGACCTGTGGCAGCAGTGTTGGAAGACATTGAGAGGGGCATTCGCTCTGGGTTGTCTTATTCAGGCGCTCGAACAATTACTGAACTCCAAGCCAAAGCACAATTTGTGAGGCAGACTACATCAGGATTGAGCGAGAGTAGAACTCATATCCTCTCAAGGAGTTGGTAAGATGAGCGACGGAGAAGTAGATTATGGCAAACTTAATAAGCGCGTAGTATTTTCCGATAATGAACATCGACATGCCCAGCTTGTTCTTAAGCTCAAGCACGATGGCTTTAAGCAGGGACAGTTTTTTCGAACAATCATCACGGGATATATTAATGATGATCCAGTGTTGCAGCAGTTTGTTGACGAAATGAAGGAACAGTCACCGAGACTTAAAAAGAAAGCCCGCCGGTTGCGCGATCAAGGGGAAGAAACTATGAGCGCTCTCGGCTTTAATGAGGATGACATAGAAAACATATTTGACCTTATTGAACAAGAGCATCCCGATTTATGAAAAAGAAAGATGGACTCACAGACTGCGCCAAAAGGTGCCGCAAACGTCAAGTTTGCTGCTCACTCTCTGAATGTAGAATGTGGATTGAGTACAAAAAAGATAACAATTGCACTTTAGTAGCTATTTATAATAATGATCAAAAACCTATGACTTTAAGACAGATCGCCGAACGTTTACATATCTCCTTTGCGAGGGTAAAGCAGATAGAAACCAAGGCGTTCGCAAAACTTAAAAAACATATAGTTGAGAAACCTTATTAAGTTTTAGGCACATTGACATTTGTACTACTATTTATTGTTGAGTTTATGCAAATAAACAAGGAGATTTTATAATGGCTCGTAAGAATTTGTTAACCGAGAGCGAACTTCGCCGCTTCATGAAGCTCGCTGATATGCGTCCCGCAGGGGAAAAGAGAATTCAAGAGATGGGCGCCCGCTATCCAGGCGCCCGTGATGAGGAGGATGAAGAACTTCATGCCACCGAGGACGAGTTAGGACAGGAAGATGATGTCGTTGATGATGAATTGGCGATGGATGCCCCAATGGACGAACCAATGGACGAACCAATGGATGATATGGGCGCCGACGAAGCCCCAGCACCCGACCCGGCCGTCGAGGCTAAATTTGCAGAGTTCATGACTCAAGTAGCTGCAGTCGCCCAAGAAGTTCTCGGTATCGAGGTTGACGTAGAGGAAGCCCCGGCTGCCGGAGATGAATTTGGCGAAGAAGAGATAGAGATGGATCCAGCAGCGCTGGACGAGCCCGCGGGCATGCCCGAAGAAGGGGGTGAAGAATTTGAGATGGGCTCGATGGGTCCCGAAGAAGAAGAAGAAGAAGAAGAAGATCCGGACGCCATGTTCGCTGAAGTTACTCGTCGTGTTGCACGGCGTCTTAGGAAACAAGGACGCCAAGCAGAAGTAGTCGACCAACTTGCAGAACGCATCATGAAGAGATTGACAAAATAGTTGACAAAATAATACAAGTGTGTTAAGATATAACCATCGACCTCACAAGGCGATGGTTATTTTTTTATAGAGAATTATGAATTATTTATTAATGGTAGGAGTCTTTGTCTTTGGATACCTGACCTGCAAAGTGTTTTACTATTTTAAGTCCGCGAGACTTAGTATTCAACTTATACAAATATCAAATCTTGTTTCGCTCTTTCTTCTAACTCGTGCCTTGGAGAATTTCGAATATTCCCGGAGCCTCTGTCTTAAAGACTTGCGGAAAAAGGATATCTCTGAACGCAACTTGAAGATTTATGAAGAGAATTTAGATCTAGAAATTGAGACATTTAAGAGTCGCTCAATATCGCTACTTTTGGAGGTTCATCCAGATTTTTTCCAAGGAGTAGCACCTTATACTGACTGGAAATCGGCTATGAATTATTTAGAATCCAACAGGAATGTCATCGTAGGGACCTATTTAGTAAAGTAACAAACATTAAAGAAGGGATTGTATCATGATTAAAAAGATAAAAAAGCTGATATCCGCCACCGAAGAAGTCCTTCCACAAAGCCCAACACAAAGAAAAGAGCCCGACTTACGCACTATTGGATTGTTTGCCGAGGTCTCGTCCGAGAAGATAGCAGAGGTCAGTCATGCCCTATTATATCTCAATGAACTTAACCAGATGTACGAGGACCCACGCGAACATCGACCTATTTTATTTTACATCTCCACCTATGGTGGCAATGCTGATGATATGTTTGCATTATATGACCTCATGCGTGCCATTCGCAGCGAAACCGAAATACATACAGTTGGACTTGGAAAGGTTATGTCCGCTGGAGTTCTGATACTCGCCGCCGGCACAAAAGGAAAGCGTTATATTGGGAAAAACTGCCGGGTCATGATCCATTCTGTAATGGGCGGTAATGCTGGTAGCTTACACGATATGATGAATGAGATGGACGCAATAGAAAATCTTCAGAAGATGTATATTGAGTGCCTTGTCACCGAAACAAAATTAACCGAGACTAAACTTAAAAAAATGCTGGAACGCAAGGTTAACATCTATTTATCAGCAGAAGAAGCTGTCGAGTACGGCATTGCCGACCATATAATTTAAAGAGGACCAATATGTCAGACTTACATAAGATTTTACAAGAAGAATACGAAAAGAAGCTGGACGTTACTCCCAGTCTCTTGATTGAGATGATTGAGGAGACGATGGGTGCCCTTAACAACTTGTCGATCAAATCTACGGGATATTCATTAACTGAAAACGAGAGCGACAATGTTACCGATGAGGGCGGATCGCGCTCCGAAGACGTGACAGTCATCCGAAGACCCGTCATTAAAATTACAGAAGCTTGGGGCGACCCCGATAGAATCGATAGACAAGTTATGGAAGCGTTGCTTAAGAATATCCAAGGCGGTTCCATAAAGGAAAAAATAAAAAGTGTTACTAATTTCTTGGATGATCCGCCAGAGGCTGCTGGAGGCGACATATCTAAAATTATGTCGTACCTTATCTTTTTGGACACATTTGCCAGTATTGTTAATGACTACGGAGCCTCGGTAACCGGTTTCCTGTTTGAAGCATTTCTTGCAGCCTTATTCGGAGGTACATCGATTCAAGTTGATGACCCTGAACAAGTTGGAACCAAAGGCACTCTGCCGATTGAAGATAACCAGCTTTATATGCAACTTAAACGCCAGTCAGAAAACCCCGACGCGGATCCCGAGTGGGATCTTGTCCCTTATAGTCTTAAGGTGCTACGACAAGGGGGACCGGTCCATGGTTCTTTCAAGAACTTGGTTGACTTCTTCTTAGATCCGTCACCGCAACGTAAGTCAGATTCCCTTGTTTATTTGATTACTATTAAGCAAAGTGAGAAAAACGCCGAAGGAAAGAACGTCGCGACAGGGGTGCTTAAATTTTATGAATTTGAGTTAACGCGCGAGACCTTTATGTCGATGATTGGCGCACCAACAGAGGTGCCGGTATTTGGTTATGTTCCATTTACCATTCCCAATTTGGGAAAAAAAACCCAACGCTTCGATCGGGTCGTGGTCGCAGACAAACTTAAACCCAAAAGAGCACAATTTCCATATGGACCATGGGAGGATGAAAAACTTACCAAGGGAATGGCTTTGTATAAATCTACCGATGATACAATACCGTGGAGTGACCGAGAACAGATACCACAAGGTACCGAAGTCTTACGTCTTCAAATGATAGGAACAGAGGATGTATTAAAAGGCTCCGCTTCGAAACTTTACACACCCCAGCAACATAGGAATGTTATGGATCAGTTTGCACAGGGCGATTCTGAAGAAATTAATCGCGCTGCGTTTGCAGCACTCAAACAGACAAAGGGTTACGGCAGCAAGGTCGCCGGCGGCGCACAGTGGACGGTCTCTCCCGGTGTTTACACTAGAGAAGAATATTACCAAGGTCAAATTAGCTTAGATCCGACCGCAATTGAAGCTAAAGCAATACAATATACCCAAGCTTTGAACGGTAGTTTAGTGTCTATTTTCAATTCGCTGGGTGCTTTGTCTGATAATATTAACCGCTATTTTATTGCTGGTGATATTTCTGAAGGAGCACAAGCAAAGGCTAACGCCTTAGAACTTAAGCGCGCCGTTGATGAAGTTATACCTGAACAAGGAATTGAACAGCAGCAAGACGCGGCAGAATAATAATAAAAAACTTGACAAATCCCTGTTAAGCGATTATAATAATAATATAACTGCACAACTACGAGGTATTAATGAGCAGCAGAGTTTATGACAATAACCACACCCTACAGCAAAAGATTATCAAAGGCGCCAACGTCCTAGCTGACAACGTGGCGTCCACATTGGGACCAAGAGGTCGTAATGTATTACTTAAAGAGAAGGATCAACAGCCCTTCATTACAAAGGACGGTGTAACGGTCGCATACTTTGTTGCACTGGATGATCCCTTCGAAGACGCCGGCGCACAGATTATTCGTCAGGCTGCCATCGAAACTAATAACACAGCCGGCGATGGTACCACTACCTCTACGGTGTTGGCGCGCGCAATCCTGCGTGAGTCCCAGCGCTTTATTGCGTCAGGTGTATCACCTATTGAACTACAGAGGGGAATTGATCTTGCAGTACGAGAAGTATCACGCAACCTTGAAAAGATGTCCACGCCCGTCACTAGCACGGAAGACATCGAACACATTGCTACCATCTCTGCTAACAATGATAGCACTATTGGGCACCTTATTGCTCTTGCTGTGGATCGTGTCGGGCAAGATGGGTCTATAACTATTGAGGAGTCGAGATCACGTGATACAACTTTGGACATTACAGAGGGTTTTAAAATTAACTCAGGTTATTGCGCAGGTGCCTTTATCACAGACGAGCGTCGAGCTTTTATGCATCACGATAATCCTCTATTCCTCGTAACTGATCATAAAATTAATAGTGTCGAGCAAGTACTGCCCATTCTGGAGATGATAGCACGCGAAAGCCGGCCACTCGTTATTGTAGCTGAAGATATTGATGGGCAAGCCCTAGCAGCCATGATTATGAATGCTATGCGTGGTACTATGAAGATAGCTGGTATCAAAGCTCCTGCCTATGGTGAGGAGCGCCGCGATACTCTTGCAGACCTAGCACTTTCAGTGGGGGCTACTTTTGTTACCAAAGAAGCCGGACAAAAACTATCAGACGTCCGCATGTCTGACTTGGGATCTGCAAAGTTCGTAGAAGCCTCTAAATTTAGTACTACTGTTGTGGGTGGCTCTTGTGACTTTGAGGCGGTCGAAACAACTATCTCGGCCCTCAAGGCGCAGATAGAACAAACGGATGACCTGCAGGCTTGTGAGCGCTTCCAAGACCGTATCGTACGCTTGTCGTCCGGTGTAGCAGTCATCAATGTTGGTGGTTTGACAGAAGTAGAGATGACCGAACGCAAACATAGAATCGAAGACGCTCTAGAAGCGGTTCGTTCCGGTCAAGAACAAGGAATTGTTACGGGCGGTGGTGCCGCATTACTCCGGGCAGCAAATAGTTTATGTATTTCCACTAATAACACCGAACAAGCTCTCGGCGCTACCGTAGTGAAAGCTGCCTGTGAGGAACCTATTCGACAGATGGCACTGAACGCAGGGTTATCACCAGATTTGATGGTCGAAAAGGTCACCAATGCTTCACCAGGCGAAGGTGTTGATTTTCGAACAGGCGAACTAATTAATATGTTAGAAGCTGGGATTATCGACCCGGTAAAGGTCACGCTTACGGCGCTTACAAATGCTGCTAGTTGTGCGGGAACTTTAATTACCACCAACTATGGAATTATACAAGTAGAATAATTATGGGTATGAAAATGGGGGATTTATTGCATATTCCACAAGCAGTCACATTATGGACCACTGAAAAGACAACAAAGGGTGTTTCAGTACCCCTTATCCTGACCGAAAGACCGATGATCGCCCTATATTTGGGGTCCGATACGGGGATTTTTGGTATGGAAAATACTTTGATAACTGTGTTACTCAAAGGCCGCACACATTTTGTGCATTCAAAAGACGTTTATTTATTTAAGGAGAACAAATGTTAGTAAAATTAACCGAAGTATGTAGGAAGGGAGCAGTTACATCACAACAAAACTTTCTATTGAGAGAGGTGTTTATTAATCCCGACCAAGTTGTAATGATTCGTGAGGACTTTCGTACTCGCGAGCTAAACGAAAGCGGACTCCTCAAAGAGGGGCTAAACACAGACCATCGCTTTTCTAAACTAACAATCAACAGAGGGCAAACCGGCACCGAGGTAATCGTGATTGGCGCCCCCTCTGTCATTGAAGAGACATTACAAAATTTATCTCACAAACTATTGAAGGGATAAAGATAATGAGTCAAAGAGTAACCCTAACATATAGTGTAGAGTTAGATCAACTTGAAGCAGAGACGCGCCGCCTCTATGACAACGCGACCGGCGTCCTCGCGACGTCGTGTGAACAGTCATCAAATAAGTGTGAGATGTTGAGTACAATTACCCTTAGTCAAATTGAAGGACTGCGCCGTAATTTGGCGTCAGTCGACACAATGTTATCGGACATAGGAGAGATTATCCAGTCTTATATTCAATATAAGTTCCAGGCGCCTTCGCCCACCATTGCAACTCCTGATATTTCTGTGATAGAGAAGGCGTTGACACAATTAAATGATTTAAAAGAGCACACGGTTGATGAATCACTCTCCCCTCAAGAAGATCTCGCCCCATAAGAGCATCGCTTGCTTGAAAACAATCCTTCGCACGTCAACCCCAGTTCATGTAATGTTATTGCACGATGGATTTCTTGAGAGTGCACTAATAAAAGATAAGTATCGCGTATTTAGTCACACTAGCGCCAGTAATATATACAACTTTTGGGATTGTCTTTCGAAAGATCCCAAGAAACTCTATAATATGGTAGTGAATTTGGATTCAACAAGCGCCCAAGATCCAGAGAAGAGCTACGGGTTCTTTCGAAATAGCTGGTACGACCGCCCTAATGTCTACATGAGAGCGGCCTTGTTCTTTATAGTTTCTATATCTTCAGAAGATGGTACGATATCGTCAGGCAGGATAGAACAAAATGCTGCCAAGAAGTTTTTGTTTGGTAAGCTTCGAGCTTTTCGACGCAGCGACAAGTGGTTTCCGACTTATCATCATGAATTGAATATCGCTGAACAAACCGAAACGATCCCGAAAACACATCAAATAGTAATACCCGCCGGCACTTATGATTATGACTTCTTAAGTTCATCAAAAAGATATGGCGTGGAACAAACACCTATTGTTCACAAGGAGTTAAGAGAATTGTTTTACAAATCTGATAATATTATACTGACTTATTTTTATCACCCTGAACTCTTAGAATTAT